CGGCCGTGATGCCGACAGCGAACATGGTCGCCGTGAGCCAACGCGGTCGCTGCAATGCCCGCTCCCGGCGCGGAGCGCCCGCGTACGACGTTCCCATGGTCGCGGGCTGAAGGGGGGCGACGGGGGGCGATTCCACCTGCGTCGAGTTCATTGCCGCATTCCGATCGCGCGAAGCATATCTAGGCTCAGGGTCGACTCAAGCACTGCACGATTCGCGTCGTGCAGGCGCTGGAACAACTCGTCCAACACGAAGCCAGCTACTGCGCCACCCTTGATCGATCCCGCCAAGTCCACCTGCGCCAAGTGGTCGATCGTCGTGACGAGCTTCGAGTCGCCGGTAATGCTCGACGATAGGTTGAGGACAGTAAGCAGTCTTCCCGGCGTTCCTTCGAGTGCGAACTCAGAGAAGGAGCCCTGGTACACGTGCCACAAGCGCCCCACGGCCTTAACGTTAGGCGTGAGGTAAGGGCTGTCTTCTTGAAAAACGTCGGTCAACGCGTACTCGATAGACTCAGGGGGCGAGTCGTAGATGAACCGATCGACGACCTGCAGCGCGCCGCCGTTGATCCCCCCAAGATCAGCCTTGACTGCTTTCAGAGCGATCGCGATGAAGTGCTTCGCTTCCGGCCAGATCTGAGCCCATCGAGTGTAGTCCGTACAGTTCACCACCACAGCGTGCTCGTCGACCTTGAGCGACCAGGTGGCCGAACGCTGATCCTCGCGCAGTCTCTGCAGGAACAGTCCGGCGGCCTTCTGGTTCTGCACCATCGGGAGCCCGCCAGGGGGAACAGTCACGGTGACCCCGGTCAGTTGGCCAGCCGCCGGCAGCGCGTCCTTGAGCGCTTCGCGCACGGACTCCAATTGACCCATCGCTTCCGTGGACAGCGGTTGCGCGAGCCGAACGACGAAGGCGATCTCCTCGATCGCGTTCTTGTCACGGGCAGGGCGGACGGCAGTCGGCATGGGGTAGGCTGGCAAAGCTTACAGCTCGGGCCACGTATGATACACACGTCGCCGGCAGAGCTTCGCCGGGCCGCGCGCTCACCGCTCGTGAGCAGGATGGCAGTTCTGACCGGGTGTTGAGAGCATGAAGGCCGAGACCCTTACCTACGCGGAAGAGCAAGCCTGCCTTTACTTCGAGATCGGCTTTGCCATGACGCAGTGGGCACACGTCGAGAGGTCGATTCTCGACGTCATTTTCGCTGCGCAGGTAACGACGAATTTCAACGCGCTCGGTCACGGCTACTTCTCGATCGAGAACTTCCGATCGAAGCTGGCCTTCGCCGATGAAATGATATCGAAGGCGCTTTCGGAGCCAGCGCACCTGGACACCTGGTCCAAGCTGCTACGGAGGTGCCGCGACACGTCGAAACTTCGCAATGCTCTCGCTCATTATCGGATGATGGGGTATCCCGATGAGCAAGTTGGCCGCCGATACGTCCTCACACCAAGGTTAGAAAAGCCTGGTGAGGCCCGAAAGGCGAATGGCCTGATCACGCGTGCTCTCGGGCTGAAGGCGATCCACGATCACCGGCTTCGGTTCTTCGAACTGTTCTGCGACCTCGATGACTTCGCGCATGTACTCTCGGGCAAAACGCCGCGCGACGGCGCACCGAGAGCGCCAGCGCAGAGACTCGAGATCGTAGAGCTTCGGGATTCCCTTCGATCGATGATGCGCAGCGGCGAGCCGTCGACCTAGCCGTTGCGCCGCTGCGCGCGTCGCAGGCTCGAGGCAATCGAGGTGCCGCTCTGCGCCTCGGACGCGCGGCAATTGCCCGGTGTCCGCCTTGCATGTGTCCACTTTCATGCGGGCAAGGCCGGATCGAAGATGCCCGGCGCGCAGACCGTCGAGGGCTGCCCCGGGCTCTCGGGGTTCCTTGTGAAGCGGGGCGACTCGCCGAGTAATGCCCCATTCGGCCACCGTCGGCGGCCGAATCTGTTTCGCGCCTACTGCAGCGCTTTGTGTCCGTACTTCTGCACCCAGTCCTCGAGTTCCATCGTGGCCGGCACTGGCACGATGTAGCGGGGCATGTCGACGTCCTGGTCGCCATCCTTGTTGGTGGCGGCGATTCGCACAGGTGCGTCGAGACCGAGCAGCTTCGCGCGCCGCTCCATGATCTTGAGGACGCGATCGACTGCGCCCAGGCCCCCCTTCCTGGCGTTCGGCCATAGTCCACGCAGCATGCCGTCCAGGCGCGAGATTTCCTCGGCCTTGATCACGTCGACGGACTCGGCGACCTGCGCCTTGGCGTCTTCCATCGCGGCGGCTACCAGTTGGTGTGCGCGAGTGCGCCCGATTTCCAGGTGCGCGGCGATCTCGCGGTATCCGAAGCCCAGGCGCCGAAGTTCGAGGGCCTGAAGCTGCAGGTGCAGCGTGCGCGCCGTCCTGGCGCTCGTTCTGTTGTGTGCGGCCATGATCTCTATTCTCCTGCGGTCGAGGTTCGGTGCTCGGTCATCAGGTCGCCTGCCAGTCGAAGTCGATCGGCACGGGCCGGCCTGCGTCCGTGGCGGCTTTCAGTACCGCGGCGAGCTGCGCGTCGTCCACGTCGGACGGAACGCTGGGCAAGGCACCGAAGGCGGCGACGTAGGCGTCCACGGCGGCCGCCAGCGCGGCTGGCGCCAGCCCCGGGCTACTGCGCCCCGGCCGGCGGACGATCTCGTCCCGCAGGGCCTTCCTGGCCGCTTGGCGCGTGCTCGCCGGCGCTTTGCGGAGCTTCTCCGATAGAAGCTGGCGCAGCGTGTCGAGGTAGGAGGTTCCGACGTTCCGGTCGAACCCGGGGTCGATGCCGGTGGGCACCGGGGAGACCTTGCCGGTGCGCGGGTTGCGCCATTGGAAGGTCGAGGCGGGCGGTGCCTTGGTCGGCCTCAGTCCCATGGCCGCGAGGTCGTCGCGGGAGACCTGTATCACGCCACACCGGCAGCCGTAGCCATTCGGCGGGTAGTGCGTCCGCCACCACGGGTGCGACACCGGCAGCACCTTCCGGTCCCAGGCGCGGTGCTGCGCGCGCGTTTTCTCGTCGTCTACGGCGTCGTAGATGAGATAGGGCGCCAAGTCGGCTTGCTCGTCGATCTCGGCCCACGCCTGGGCGGCGTAGGCGGTCTGCATGTTCGTGCGGAAGATGATCTCCAGGCGCCATGCGCTGCCCAGCTGCGCGAGCTTCGTCTTTCCGGTGAGCGGGTCGACCATCCTCTGGCGTCCCCACCATCCGGCCCGCTCGAGCTGGGGCTGCAGGTCCTTCGCCCATTCCTTCATCGGCGTGCCTTTCGCGAGCGCCACGTTCAGCGACTCGCGCACCTGGGCGAGCAGGTCGACGTCCATCAGTTTGGCGACCGTGAACGCCTGGTCGTGCGCTGCGCCCATCATGTCGGCATAGCTGAACGTGGTACGCAGGCCCTTGGCGCGGAAGTAGCTCAGCGCGCGCTCGGGCGGCACGTCGAACGCCATGCCGCCTGGCACTTCCAGAAAGCTCACCGTGCCGGCCGGTGCGGGCCGCGGCCTGGGCGCTGCTGCAGGGCGCGCCGGCTTCCCGATGATCATCGGTCGGCGTCGAGTCGTGGCGAGGCGGATCATGCCCATTGCGGTGTGCCTCCTGCACGTGCCGCGGCGCGTGCGGGCACTGTCGCCGCCGGCTGGTGCTCAGCGGCCGCCAATCCGTTGTTCCCGGGCTCACTGATGCGACGAAGGATGTACGTCACGGACTGGCGGGATAGGCCGTAGCGACTGCCGATTTGCTGATTGCTCATGCCGGATCGGTGGTCGTGCAGGATCGATCGATTGCGCAGGTCGAGCAGCGACTGGACTTCCCCCGGCAGCTGCAAGCGCTCGCCGCCGAATGCCTTGACGAGCCGCTGCGCCGTTTCAAGGCCCAGCACCAGGACGAGCGGATCGAAGCGCCGCACCTTGACGGGCACATAGAGGGCTTCGCCGCCCCATCGCTGGCAAATGTTCAGTGCCGGCGCGAGGCCGACCACGTCGGCGAGTTCCTTCAGGATTTTTTGCACGGGGGTTCCTTTCCGATCATGCGTTCAACGGGGGCCGCGATCTATGGCCTTCACGCCGGCCGGGAGCGCTGCGGGGTGCGCCGCCGACCTCACTGCTCGAACTCCATCAGGACGGCCTCGATGGTCTGCTGCCTTTCGGCCTGGTTCAGTTGCGGCCACAGGAAGCCGATGCAGTGCGCGCTGCGTAGGAACTCGACGACCGCCGCGTGATGCGCCGCGACCTCGGTGTCCTCGAGCTTGTGCCAGGCGATGGATTTCGGAAG